AGAGCAGAAGACGTAAAACCATCAACATCACAGTCAACATAAAGACGAATACGGCTTCCATTCTTCAAATGCTTTAACAGCATTTTTGCTCCCTCTTCCATATGGTCAAGACCAAGTGGGTCAAGGAGATTGTCGGAAGTAGGCTTAAAATACCAATCAGTATTTTCTCCTTCTTTCAAGATACCTCTGTCAATAAGCAAATTGCGGCTGTAATCCTGAGTAATATCCTTACTCGTTTTTCTGATATACTTCATTTTATAACCAGACTCCTTTTGATATTAATTTAGTTGCTACTTCTGGTCCGCAGTCAAAAGGAGACTGCTTCAGTTTTAGTAGATTACTATTATCATAAACAAAACCCATTGTGCAGTAGTTTTTATATTTCTCACAAATACCTTTTAATTTTGCAAAATACTTTTCTTTCTCTTCCCAAGTCTTACCTTCTTTATCAAAAGCTATCAAAACTCTTTCTGCTCCACACTTGATTAACAAATCAAGCTGATATTTATGAAACGTACTACCACAGGCGGCGACAACTATATTTTTATCTTGTCCGAACATTGTTGAATATTGCAAACAGCTTTTCTCGGACTCTGCAACAATCGCCGTCTTATATTTCTTTATATTCTCTCTTACAAAATTCAATCCATAAAGATTAAACTGAAGAGGATGATTATACATCTTTCCTTCAATACATACTGGACGATATTTACCAAGTGCAATATCTTCTTCATTAAGACTTCTTCCTCTTATTCCGATTAAGTTTCCTTCAACATCATAATGAGGAATAATGATTTTGTTCTCTTGAATTGAATAGAGAATATTATATATCTTCATTGCTTCTTCGCTAATTCCATCTTCCAACCATTCAACAGTAGGATAGAATGTATAAACATTCAATAATCCCTTATTAAGGATAGGAATATTAACTTCGGCATTGTGATTTTCTTTAGTATAAATTGATTGGTATGGCTGGTAGAAAGATTCATACTCTTTTGGTCGACCAGCTCCTCCACCAATCTTTAAGACAATATCCTTGAAAAAATCATACTGAACATTTAACAGCTCATATCGCTTTTTAAACATTTCAATAATATTGAAAGTACAGCAACACTCTGTATAACAATGGAAAGTATGAGTTTTAGGATAATAATATAACTTCATACTTGCATCGGCAGAATCATGATTATGACAAATTGTTGGGAAGATTATTGCGTTTCCTTTTTCTTCGAATCTGTCTGCACCAAGTTTTGTCATTATATCAATGATTTCTTCATTAGTCAGACTATTCATCAAGTCTTTTAAATCGCTCACTTAATCACTCCTTAAAAGGTCAAAAAATCAGAAAAATCTTTTTCGCTTAATCTTCTCTTATTATCTTCATCATCTTCAAATGCCGCGGCGGAATCAATAACCAAATCTTCTGGTTTGATATCCGAGGTAGAATAGAATTCTTCATAAACACTATCTGATACAATTCCTTCATTATAAAGGTCACACAATTCAGTAAAATCTCCATACGCTGTAGAATCAAACTGAATAACTTGGAACTCTTTAATCGGCTTCATATCAACTGTTGTTACGAACAAATCTTCCTTACGGCAACAACCTAAATCATTTCTGGACCAGACTCTTACCATATTCCATCTGCCACGACGATTCTTATAAATGTCTGTAACAAGATTAGGAACAAATGAGAATGAACCGGAAAATCCTGCAAGCTCCTGCAATTCTGCCTTAGTTGGACGAGACATAACGCAAGCAAAGTCTGCAAGGTTAACAATCGCCTTTGAACCTTGAACATTTTTGAAATCTCTAAATCCGCCCTTCTCATCGTCATCATTACTAACCTGTGTTGAGGTCATGATAAAAGCGTTAAGCTCAACGGCAAGATTCTTTAATGTTGTTGTGAATAATCTAAGGCAAACATCTTCACGGAGTTTTAAGTCACGATACTCATTAAGCATAGCAGGAGAAGAGAAGATATAATCGTAGAAAATATTCTCAACACCATGCTGAATATTATATCTTCTGAACAAATTCTTTACGGCTGAGGCACAAGGGTCAGGCATATGAGCAAATAACATATTTCCCTCATACTTTTTCATGATGTCAATTGCCTGCTGAATACGAGGCATTTCCTTTTCACCATATGTACCATACAAGAAAATTTCTTCATTATATCCTGTAAGATATGCGAGTATCATAGTTTTAATTTCATCAGGATCCTGCTCTGTCATTACATACAGAACCTTTTCACAACTACCTGTTGAAACCCATTTATTTTTCTTTCTATCGAAACGAATCGGATATGCAATATTACAAGCATCTCCAACCATTGAACGAGTTTTACCAACACCAGAACCTGCTGAACGGATATAAAGTTTACCTTTTCTTCCGCCGCGAGTTATAGAGTTAATAATATCGCCTTGAAGTTTACAGCCAATCTCTGGTTTCTGCTGTAAGTCAATAATGAGCTGTTCAATACCATCAACAGCCTTTGACTCTTCAACTACGCTCTTTAATACAAATTTGCTTTCATAACTATTGAGTTCCATTTTCAGCTTATTGAGAATGTCCTCAACAGTCATTTGTTCAAATCTTTCATTAATTTCTGCGTAGTTTGGATTGAGAATATCTTCACAATAAATGTCACTGATATCTCTACCACTATTCTTTTGCAAATCTTTTAAGAAGTTTAACTTCTTAAACTTATTATAGTAATAATTAAAATTTGCTGGTTCTCCTGCCGTCTCACAATCCTGCAAATAAACTTCGCCATTTTCTTTTTCCATCAGTTCGGCGGCGAGAGCGTTTCCTTTCAAATAATTAATAATATCAATGGAACGAATATTACTTGCTCCATCTCCATTATTATACAAGTTGTTGATTGCAGAAAAGATAAACTTATCAAGTGAAGTTGGAAAATCACTCAACTCAAATCTATACTTATCTACATCATTTAAAAAATCTGGACGATTCATTAATCCGCCAAGAATTTGAATTACCGTATGGCGGTCAATTTTTATCATTCAGCATCACCCACAATCTGGTCAAGGTCAATCATTTTCTTTTTCTTTTTTGTACCAATATAATCACTGGGATTATACTTGATTTCAATTCTATCTTGTTCAAGCTGTTTCTCGATAGCTTCCTCAACCTCGATTCTTTTCCTTTCTTGTGTTTTATAATACAATGCCGCCTTGTCATAAATATAAGGGATAATACCAATTGTCTTATATTTCTCCTGAACAGGATTCTTCTCAATCTCATAGAAATATTTCAGTGTCAAAAGCTGAGACTTATAATTCATTCCCATTCGATTGAATTTCATCATCTGAGTTACGTTCCAATCACTTACTGGTTTTCCATCTGTGTCGGGACCAAATAAACGATGAATATAAAACCACAAAGCATCACGGTCATCATTTACTCTTTCCTTAAGTTTAAGGTTTTCCTCATTAAGATGATTCTTAACTGTTGTCGGAGATATGCCAAGTTCTTTTGCGACCTGCGCCATATTTTTACAACTTTTATAAAGTTCGTTTATCTTTGCAATCATTTCTTCGTCAACTTTAACCCTTTTCTTGGTTACGACTTCAACTGGCGCTCCATTATAAATTGCAAGATATTTATTAACTGAGGCTGCACTTATACCGAGGCGTCTGGCAACTTCTGCCTTACTTTTTACTTCCTCATATAGAACAGGAATCTGCTCAATTACAGCTTCATCGATTTTCTTTCCCATTGGCTATCACCCTTTTCTTAATCTCTATAATAATTATACCATATTTTAATTCAGAAGTCAAGAATTAAAATAGGAACGGCGGCATAAGCCGCCATCCTTAGATATTATCAAGAAAGTCGGCGGCACCAGCTACGATACTTCTTTCGATTGTAATAAGCTGAACAGTAGCAAATAATGGAGCGAACTCAAGACTTTCATGAAGTTTGAGCAACAGCTTCAAACCATTTCTGTCCTTAAAGATTGCACTATCCGCCTGATGAATATCTCCATCAAAGAAGATTTTCGTATTCTTACCGCAACGAGCAAGTAACAGTTTAATGTGTTCCTCTGTGAGGTTTTCAGCTTCGCTTACAAGAACAATGGCATCATCAAAGTTACGTCCTCTGATATAAGCGACAGGAACAATCTCCAACTTATCTTCCGAAATCCATCTATTTATCTGGTCGATACCAACCAAATCAACAAGAGGTCCAATTGAAGGAAGAATTTTTTCCATTAAGTCGCCAGGCAATGCACCAAGCTCCATAGTGTTCTGAGTGTAAGAGTTGTTAGGAACGTAGATGATTTTCTTAATTTTCTCTTTCTCAAGCTGTCCAATTGCATAGTTGTGAGTAAGGAAAGTTTTACCTGTTCCGAAATGTCCACCTGCATAAATGATAGGAACGTCGCTGAGTAAAGCATCTACAAGGCAAACCTGCTCAGGATTTCTTGGGAAGATTTCTCCAAGCCATTCATTCTTAATTGCCTTACCTCTGATTAAATGGAAACGAGCACCATCATATTTGAAGACGCTGGTATCACCAAGTGAAGCATCTTCATGTGGCGGCGGAACGATAAGATATTCATTGATACTGAAATTGTAATCATCAGTTTCATAAAAACCGTCCTGCATAAGTCTACCAAGAATTTCATTATATTCGTCAAAAGACAAATCATCAACATTCAAGTAGACAATGCCGCAATAATCATCTTTCCAGCTATAGCCTTCAACATCAATTCCTTCGACTTCTGCTCTTACTTTAAGAGCCACATCATTTGTAACAAGTGTAGCATTTCTCTTACGAGTAATATCCAACAGTACAGAGTCCACATCTTTGGAATAATCCTGTGTTAAATCCCATTCGATGTTAGCCATATTCTTGGCAATATAAACTGCCGCCTTGCGAGCTTTCTATGCTACTTCGGGACTCTTATGATACTTCAGACCGTCAATTTCCATAAGTACTGCCATAGGAATAACCCAGTATTCCTTTGGATTTGTAACAATCTGTGGATAGTCCAAGAGAACATTTGTGTCCAAAATTTTAATACTTTCGTTCAATTTTCTCAACCTCGCTTATAAAAAAATGGGGAAGATAAATCTTCCCCACTTGCATTAAAGTATTTCTTTAATCTTAATCAGAACATTCTTAAGACCTTCAATCTGCTCTGGTAAAATTTCAGAAAATCTTGTGGGTTTTCCAAATTCCTCTTCGAGGATATCAGATGCTTCCTTAGCCTTTTCGTTCTGAACTACTGCACCCCACAGCTCCTTAGCTTCATTCATCAAATCATCAAATGTCTTTACAACATAAGGATTAACTTCATCTGAAGCTTCGCCGCCAGAATGCTTAACTTCCTCATCGATAGCGTCGAAAATTGCATTTACGATATTGTCGTAGCTGAATTCAACACGAGGAACAATATACTTGAAACGAGACTTTGCGAAGAATCTGTCGTCGCCTCTGAAGAAAATAAATCTCTTTCTTTCGCCGGACGCTTCATCCTTAATCTCACGAATGTAACCAATAACGTCAACCATCTTGTTTACAATATCGTAAGGTCTCTGTGGTAAAGCAGGGGCAATCTGCTGATATTCTTCTCCTTTCTCGTCCTTAAGAGTTTTCTCAGTTGAGTGTGAAATGAAAATCAGACCGTAACCTGCAAAGGTTAAATCTCTGAATGTTGACTGATATTCTTTCTTAGCCATGTCATAACCCTGACCCCAAGGAATATCGCCAAGCTTTTCAACTCCTTCCTGACCGCAAATGTATTTTACGCACAAATCCCATGCGGAATCAGCCGTATCAATTGCGATACTCTCAAACTTATCCTGCAACTCTTTCTTACGTACAAGCTGTCCAACAACCTGTTTCCAGTCATTCCAACCTTTAATAGGCTGAACATATACGTTATTAAGAGCATTAGTACCCATCTCAAATCCTGCAATAAGAACCTTTGGGAACTGTGCGGCAAGACTTGTCTTACCAACGCCAGGTAAGCCATAGAACATTGCGTACTTACCTTTAAGGTTTCTGCTTATTGTCTGAGGTTCAAGTGCCAATAAATCAATTGCCATTATTCAATCCCTCCTTTATATTGATGGTTGCCCTGGTTATTAGAAACCAGGGTTTACATCGTCAAAAGAAGTTCTCTTCTGAGTCTTAGGCTTGTTGCCCTTTTCCTTCTGCTCCTCAACTCTTGCGGCACGAGCAGCAAGACCAGCCTTGATATCATTAGCATCGTAAGAATACTCTTCCTCAAGACCACTTGGAGAACCACCAAGAATGATAAGTTCCTTACGAGTCTGAGTCTTAGTTCTCTTAATAGGCTCACCGAAGCCCTGCTCTTCATACCATACCTTAGTTGACTGGTTGAAGCTAATTGCACCGTTAATGTTAACAGTATCGCCCTTCTCCCAGTTGCTCTCGATAAAGTTTACTGCGCTATCAGATGCAGCAATAAGGTCGATTACATCAACTCTTGTTACGCCGTCCTTACCTGTCCAGCCAACAACAGCAACCTTAACCTTAAGTCTACCAGTCTCTTCCTGGTTTGCATCTGTCTCTCTTGTGGTATCCATGATAACACCAGAAAGTTCGAATCTTGCACTTGGCTCAAACTCGGCACCCTGACGAGGAGCGTTCATGAAGTTAGAATCGATTTCAAAACCTGTTCTTACCTGACCGCTATTAGGGTCAACCCAGATGTTCTCCTTAAGCTGACCAGAAGTAATAACAACCTTAGAAGCCTTATCCTTCTCGTCATCAGGAAGAGCTGCAAGAGAAGTAAACTTATCTCTCATCTCAAGAATACCTGTATAAATCTTGCTTACCTTGCCGTCAGACTTAAGCTCCATAGAGAAGAGCTTAACAGGAATCTCGTTCTCAACCATCTTTCCGCCGATTTCCTGGTCCACCTTAATTGTAGCCTTAGCTGATGCATAGTTTCTGCCATCGGCAGTCTTCTTCTGCTCAACTTCAAGCTGGCTAAGAATTCCAGAAATCTCAACAACATTAGTACTCTGCGCTTCTTTAATATTCAACATAAATAAATTCCTCCAATAAATAACATTTTTAACAAAGTGAATTAGGAAATCGGCGGAACTTAATGTTCCGCCAATTTCTTTACGCCGACGTTAAATTACTCAGCGTCTGCTGTAACAGCATCAGGGTCGAAGTCTGCGCCTGCCTGAGTAAGGTAGAATACAGAAACTTCCTTGTCCTTACCGTCAATAGTGCGGCTCTCCTTCTCACGAACAGCATAGCCCTTGTTTACAAGACCTGTAACAGAACCTACAACTGCTGCAGTTGTCTCAAAGCCGAGTGCGTCTGCTACTTCCTTATGAGTAAACTTAACGCCTACGCCATTTCCCTTGAGGTAATCGAACACCTTTCTTGAATTTGCTGTCATTACACCAGTCTTCTTAGTTGCCATTTTAACATCACTCCTTAAAGTAAATTTAATTTATATAAAAAATAGCTTAGGCTCGCTATTTTTTTACTATAATTAGTATATCATATAATTGATTGAAAGTCAAGTTTTCGAATCGTACTTCTGAATCAATTTACGCATATTCTCTGCCGCGGCAGATTCATTTACATTAGAACTTAACTTCTCAGCCATATCAATACAAAGCTCTTTAGCTTTTGCAATGGATACCAGCTACTGTTCAGCTCTCTTTGCACAAAAATCATAACAAATACCAATGTACGCAATATCCTTAGCGGATAGCTCTTCATTCTTTTTAACTTTCATAAGAACTTCTTCATACTTCTGTACATCGGCTTTAAGACCTCTTGCAAAGTTAAGAGACCTTTTATCTTTGAAAGAATCCTCAATAAGTTCCTGCTTATCAGTAGTAACTGGAGCAAGAAGATTATAATGAGTATCAATAACAGAAGTTATTGCCGCAACAGTCGGGTCTTTATTCTGAGAAATAATAGCTCTTTTTTCTTCAAGAGTCATTGGTATCTCCTCCTTAACTTTCTATATAAAGTATATCACATTTTTGAAGAAAAGTCAAGGATTAAGCTTTCGCTAAATCCACAACTTTTGCTCCTTCAGGAATCTTCATTCCAGTGACACCGGTCGCGTCTCTTGAAGCAACCTTAATCTCATCTGACTTAATCTTAATTAAGCCACGAGTTGATATAACAATTATATCACAATCCTGAGATAAAGTCAAGAATTTAACTACTCTGTCATCTTTACGAACTCCAGAAATCTTCTTGCCCTTTGTACCACGAGTACACTCAGGGAACTCAGAAAGTTCAGCTTTCTTTACAAGTCCATTTGCAGTTGCTGTCATAAGATACTTACCGCTAATAATCTTGGAATCGATAACTCTATCGCCTTCATTGAGTTTAATACCACAAACACCTGCGGCAACTCTACCGATAGCATTTATCTTTTCTGTATTTATTATAACAAAATTACCGTTAAAAGTCAAGATTCCGATAGGTTCTCTATTTACTGGATGAACGGCAATAACTTCGTCATCGTCCTTAAGGTTAATAGCCTTGAGAGACTTACCTTTCTTGAAGTTATACTCGTCAAATGCAGTCTTCTTTACCATACCATTTTTAGTAACGAATACGATAAAGTCAGTAGCCTCGCGGCGAGATATTGTAGTTATAGTAGTAATTCTTTCGCCTGGCTCGAACTCAAACATCTGAACAGTATTTATCTTTGCATCTACAGGTAAATCTGCAATAGCACTCCTATAAACTTTTCCCTTGTTTGAGAAGAGAAGGAGATAACCCAAGTTGTCGTCAGCAATAGTTTTTGTGATAACTTCATTGTCCTGCATTTTTATCTTTGAACCCTTACCGCCGCGATGGGTTGTAGTAAGAGTAGAAGAAGTCTGAGTATAGATGTTGCCGAGATTTGTAAAGTGAAGAAGAAGTTCTTTCTTTTCAATAACTTCTGTTTCATCACCCTCGCCCTTGTAATCAAGGTTCATAAGTCTTGTTCTTCTTTCGTCGCCATATGCGTTTGCTACTTCACGCAGGTCATTTTCGATTTCCTTGTAAAGTGTATCCTTATCATTAAGAGCGAGAACATGATATTCTCTGTCTTTTCTTAACTGCTCTTTCTCGTCTTCGAAAGACTGAATTTCAAGTGTAGCCAAACGACCAAGCTTGATATCAACGACAGCTTTTGCCTGAGCATCAGTATAACCGAAACGTGCGATTAACTTTGTCTTTGCATCTGCCGTATTAGATGCTCCTCTGATGATAGCTACGACTTCATCAACGTTTGCTAATGCAAGACAGATAGCTTCAACAATAGGAAGTCTTTCATCAATCTTTCTTATGTCATATTCGTGCATTTTTGTTCTTACAACAATTTCATGGTCAAGATGAGCCTGAAGTGCTTCCTTCCAACCGAATACTTTTGGACGAGTACCATTATCAAGCATCGTCATATTGATTGGGAAGTAGCTCTGAATTGCTGTATACTTATACAGATTACGCATAACGTTTGCAGGGATTGCTCCCTTTTCAAGCCAAACAGTAATATCAACGATTTCCTCAGAAGAGTCAGTGAATCTCTTAATACCAGCACAAGCTGTTGCAGGAATTTTCTTCAAAGACTTACTATTAGGGTCTGGATTGAAAAGTCCACCCAGCTCATTGAAGATACGATTAGTCGCAACGCCATAAGGTACTTCTGTAACCTGAAGTGCATTTTCCTTATCATCATACTCAATTGAGCCGCGAATAATCGCAGACTTACCTCTACCAACTCTCAGAGATTCCTTAACTTCATCTGCGTTAAGAATTGTACCACCAGTAGCAAAGTCAGGGGCGCAATAGATTTCATCAAAATCAATGTCAGGATTCCAAAGCAACTTAATCATTGCTTCGTTAACCTCTCGAAGATTGAACTGAGGAATACTACTTGCCATACCTACCGCAATACCAGTTGTACCATTTACGATATTGTAATATCCAAGAGAAGGAAGTACGGCAGGGAACTGTTCTGTGTTATCGAAGTTATCGAACCACATATCAATACTTTCCTTGTCAATGCCTTCAACCATTTTCGTTCCCATTTTACTTAATCTCATTTCAGTATAACGTGGAGCGGCGAAGTCGTCCAAATGAGCATAAGTACCCATGTTACCGATAGTATCTTCGATAGGATATCTCATACTGATAGGACTACCCATACGACAAAGAACACCTGCCATAGCCGCATCGCCATGAACATAGAAATGTTTCATGGCAGATACGATACTCAAGTGAGTTTTCTTATGTGCGTGTTTATATGTAATTTTATCAAGAACCTGAGAATACATACCCATACGTTGTGATGGCTTTAAACAGTCACGCACATCGAAGATAGCACGATGCTGAATTGCCATTGCGGCATAGGTACCAAAGCTCTGTTCAACTCTGTCCTTTAAATTCATTTTCATCTTATCACTCCTTATATTAAAATTATATCACATTTTAAAAGTAAAGTCAAATATTACATTTCACCGTACTTGCTGAAGTCAATATGCTCGAAAATGAAATCTTTCTTAGGTCCAACGTCTGCACCCATAAGTGCTTCAAGAGCTTCCATAGCTTCGGGAGTATATTCAAAAACTTCATGTGCTTCAGGACAATCGAAAATTGCTTCACGGAGTTCTCTCTTTTCAAGCAAGCCAAGACCTTTTACACGTCTTACATTACCAGGGAGTTTTCTTCCTCTCTCATTGTAATCTTCATCGGTGTAGAAGTATGTCTGCTTACCCTTATTCTCTACGATAAAGAGAGGAGCGTGAAACCAGCCTACTCTTCCTTGTCTTACGAAATCTGGACAAATCTTCCAAATAGCAACAAGGCCAAGCAAAAAGATATGAAGACCATCGACATCAGGGTCAACGAAGAAGTCGATATAACCATATCTTGCCTTCTTCGGATTGAATGGCTTACCATAGTCAAATCCAACTGCAACCTGAAGCTGTTTGATTTCATCGTTATCAAGGAACTTATCTTCTGAACAGCTCAATCCGTTGATAATCTTACCACGAGCTTCAAAGATACCATGAAGGTCTTTATCTCTGCCTTTCTTTGCAGAACCGCTTGCAGATTTACCCTCACAGATAAGGAGACGAGAATTTTCTCCAAGAACTTTGGCATCACTTACCTTACTAAGAATCATACCCTTCTTAGTTCTCATTTCACTTACTTCTTTTGCGGCATTAAGAATCTTCTCTCTGATTGCATCAGCAGCCTTTTCAGCTTTCTGGAATTTTTCAAGAGACTCAATCAATGCGGCGTACTCAGGAAGATTTGCAAACTCTGACAATCCTTTATCAAATGCTTCAGATGCAAGAGTACGAAGATTAGGGTTATTAATCTTACTCTTTGTCTGGTTTGCAAAAGAAGGATTTGCTACCTTACAGTTAATTGCAAATACAAGTCCCTTACGGATAAGTTCAGGGTCAAAAGACTTACCACTTAAAGCCTTAATCTTTGTAGTAATCTTTGTCTTTGCACCAGTTACAGGAGAGCCGCCAAATGGACAGTAAA